GCTCGTTCCCGCCACCATCGAGGGCGTGGCGGTGGTCTCCATCGCGCGCACGCGGAGCGGCGGGACCTTGATGCCCCCCAGGTCCAGGCCGTAGGCAATCCAGCCCTCGGCCATGGTGATGTATTCCGGGACGCGGTCGGTGAACGTGGCATCCGACCGCACCGGCCAGTTGGAGACCGCAGTCCTCAACTCCGCGTAGGTCGTAATCGCCATGGGTTACAGCGTCGCCAGTTCGAGGACGGCCGGGGAGCGCGCCGGCTCGACGTACTCCACGTCTCCGTTCTCAAGGGCCTGCAGGTGCGCCTTGGCTTCGGCTTCCTTCTTCGCCTTCACCGCCGCCGCTTCGGCCTCGTACTCGGCCCGGCCGAGGTCGGCCAACTGATGCGAGTAGTCGAAGTTCCCGGAGTGCCGGTTGTTCAGGCTCAGGTCGTGGTCGATCCAGATGCGGAAACCGGCATCGATCGCGCGGTGGCAAAACCACACGTCCTCGCCCTGGTATTCCTGCTGACGGACCAGCCACGGGGTCATGAACCACGGTTGCTCAACCTTCTTGAACACGTCCGCCTTGATAAGCGCGGTATGAAGGCCGACGTGGTCGTGGACCTCCTCAAGCCCGAAGCTGTCGGGCGAGGTCCAGATCGGCATTCCCGGCCCGTTCGAGCTTGTGGGGGTACAGGGAAGCGCCCGGCGGACGGCGTTACAGGCGACGAAGTCGAGGTCATGCCCGAGAAGCCGGTCGAGCGTGTCCTTGGAGAAACGCGCGTCGCTGTCGAGCCACATCAGATGCGTGCAGCCCCATTCGAGGGCCTGCTGTGCCAGCATCATCCGGGACTTCGGCAGCACGGAGAGCTGCGTATTGACGACCTCAATCTGATGCTCGGACTTCGGGTGGACCGAGGTGAACGTGCCGAGCATGACGGCGAGGTCGAGCCCGAAGCCCGCCTTCCAGGTGTCGCCCGAGGGGATGCAGACGCCGATCTTGGCCATGTCAGTGCACCGAAATGGGGTTGCCGGCACGCGCCCAATTGCTGAAGGCGCGGTCGAAGAACGCCTCCTGATCGGGCCGCGGACCTTGGTGCAACCACTCGTAGGCGCGCTTTGCGTCTTCCGCGTCCCCGAGAATGTTCAGCAGGGCAAGGCGAAGGTTGCGATCCTCAGTCATCAGACCCTCCCCGGCGCGGTGCGGAGGTATCGCCATTCCGGGCTGTTGAGCTTCCGGCGGATCGCTTCGGCGCAATTCCTGTCGAAGATGTTGATACCCTCCTTCATCCACTGCTCAATCACGGTCATCGGGATCGATGCGACGCGGCGCATGTCGCGGGACGGCGAGTAGCCGTCGTTCAGGCTCGCGAGGCGCTTGTTCTCATCGAGGATCGCTTCCACGTCCTGCGACCGGCGTATGTGCATGTCGTCGCCATCCAGGAAGGTCTCTTCCAGGATGCCGTTCTCATCGATGCGCCAGTCGCGGAGCATCAGCCGATCTCCACCGCCGTCACGCTGAGGTAGCCGGTCACGTCGTTGAGCACACCGAGGAAGCCGTAGCCGGCGACCTTGAAGCGGTGCGGGTGATTGGGAGAAATGAGGATGTCGGTCGAGGTCGAGCAGGTGAGGCTCGCCGCCGTGCCGAAGCGGACCCAGGTTGCGACGCTTGCCGCGATCTGGACACACGATGCGGTGACGCCGTCGCGCGTGGTCGGCAGGGACGCCGTCGTAACGACGTTCCCCGCCACCAGGCGCTTCGAGAACCCCGCCGCAATCGCGTCGTCGGGGAACTTGCTCATGCGACGGACACGTACCCGATCATCGCGCGGCCAACGAGGCCGGTCGCGCTGCCGGACACCATGATCATGTTGCAATACTGGTTAGTCGTCAGCTTGGCGCGCTTCTTGCCCGCCACGCCGTCCGAACCGGCCGAGAGGATCGTCACCGACGACAGGTCCATCGCCGAGAACAGGATCGCCGAAGACGAGGTGGCGAGGCTTCCCACGCCCACCGAGAAGGTGCAGGACGCGGTCGAGCCCGTCTGGATGTCGATCACGTAGTCGGTGATGTAGACATCGTTCGGCTCGGTGTTCTTGAACGAGGCGATGGCCGCGCCGACGCCCGCCGTCGCAACCAGCGGCATGATTGCCCACTTGGTCGTACGGAAGGCATAAGTGCCGTCCACCGAGGCGGATGCGTTGACGGTGCTGCCGACAGGAACGCCGCCCGAGCGCAGGACTTCCCTGCCGTCGATCTCGTTCTTGAGCGACACAGAACCATCGACGTTCTGTACGATATTGACTGCCATTGTCTGGCCTCCTTGAAAGGATGGGGCCGAGCCATCAAGGCCCGGCCCCTATCGGTTACGAGGTGGTCAGGTCGGCGATGGCGCCGCTCGCGGCCTCGTTGCGGCTCTCCAGCGTGTACTCCGTCACGATCATCTTCTTCTCGGAGTCGCCGGTCTTGGCGATGTCCTCGATGGTGATCGGGCGGAGCACCGACTGCGCCCAATACTCGGTGTCGAGCACGAAGGCGGTGCGGTCGCGCTGGAAGCGGTTCGGAACGACCTTCAGCTCGCCGTAGTCCGACGCATACACGTCGATCGCGGCGTAGAGCTTCTTGTCCTCGGACTTGTCCATCCGGGTCGCGTTGCCGGTGAAGGTCGAAACGACCTGCTTGTTGTACGGCCCCACCATGAGCATCGTGGGCTCGCCGCCCGAGGTGAAGCAGTTCTTGAGCACGGTCTTCAGCAGGGACTCGGTAAAGGCCCGCTGCGTGCCGTCCGTGACGGTCGCGGTGATGCCCGTGGCGGTGACGAAGTTGGTCCCGCCGACCGAGTTGGTGCCGAGCCAGTTCTCAAGGGCGCGGAGCTTGCGCGCGGTCGTCGCCGAGCCGGCGAAACCGGCCTGGTTCTGCGTGACCGTGTACTCGATGTCGCGCTTGAGTTCTTTGCCGCGCTTGGCGATCTGGTAGGCCAGCTCGGACTTGCGGCCGGCCTTCAGCACCGCCTCCATGGTGCCCGACGAGATGACGCCCTTCGTGCTGATCTGCAGGTAGTTCTGCAGGCGCACGGTCGGCGTCGCCGTCATCGAGTTCATGTCGTCGCCTTCGATCTGGGCATTCGCGCCAGCGTTCGAGAGCGAGTCGGTCTGCCATTCGTGCAGGGTGGCAGTGGCCTTGGAGCCCTTGCCGATGGCGGAGACGAAGGGGGTCTCAGTCGGGCTGATGTTGTAGATCATGTCCGACAGGTCTTCGCGCATGCCGATGGCGACATAGGTCTGCGCGGTTGTGTTGGGTACGGCCATTGGAAAATCCTCAGTTCATGCGCGCGAGGAGGAGCGCGGCGGCATCCTCGACGCGACCGGACTTCCGCAGCTTCATGTCGAGAGCAGTGACTTTCTGGCGCGAGACGCTGTCGCCATCGACCGCGGCGCCGGGCTTCTGCACCTTGGGCAGTCCCACGACACGCTTTGCGATTGGCGGCTTGGCAGCCTGCGTTTTGTCGAACTGGGCGGCCTTCCACGCGACGATTGCGAGCCGATGGTCGGAAAGCCCCTGCATCTCCTCCGGGGTGAACCCGGACTTGGCGAGGAAGGAACGAAGCTCGGCTTTGGCTCCGTCCGCCTTCGCCGCGTCGGCGAACACGGGGAGCTTCTGCTTCAGCAGTCCAGCCTCTCGCTGCAGGAGTTCCGCCTGAACGCGCTCGGCCTGTTCACGGTTGGCGGCGGCAATGCGCTCGCTGTCCGCGCGATGGGCGTCGCGCTTGGCCTTCAGGTCGCGATAGTGGCGATCCCAGCGGGCCGCTTCGGTCGGGTTTTCGGCGTAGAACTTGTCCCAGTCGATCTTGCTCTCATCGACGACGAGCTTGTCGAGCTCGGCCACGAGCGTGTCGAGGCGCTGCTTGACAAGCTGACCATGCTGCTGAACCTGGGCCTCGAAAGCCCTGACGTTCGCAGAGAGGTCCTGCGTCTTCCGGGTGTAGTCCTCGCGGCGGAGGTATCCCTTCGTCAGTTCGTCAGCCGTGACCTTGGCCTTCGTGCCGTCCGGGAGGGCGACTTCGAAAGTCTGAGGGGGCTTCTGATCTGCAGGGGTCTCGCCGTCGTCGGTCTCACCGTCAGACGGTTGATCTTCGGCTGCACCCTCGGTCTCGGCCGGCTGCGTGGCGGCGTCGTCTTCGGGGGCAGCGGTCTGGGGCTCATCGGCCCCGGCGGTCTCTTCCTCGGGCTTCGGCGTGTCGGCGGGGGCCGGGCCAAGAAGTCCCTCGATGCGCGAGGCCGCTTCGCTCAACGACAATTCGCCCGAGGCCGGCGGTGCTGGCGTGTTCGGGGCATCCGACATGCGGATCGTTCTCCATCTAAGGGACGGGGCGTCTCACGACGCTCCAGAAGGCGAAGGACTTAGAGTCCTGCCGCCTCTAGTGCACTAGATAACACCACGGGGTCGACGGCCATATCCTTATTTTCCCCGTCATCACAGACTATTCGGCCGTACCATTGACCTGACCACTCAGCAATATGCCCGAACATATGGTGCGGATAGGATTTTGGGACGAACTCGATGAACTTTGTCCCCGGAGCCGCAAAAATCATGTTCGCGCAGCCCGCCCCGTGGGGCGCGACGACGGCCTCGGCTTCTCGGAATAAATCCCGCTGCTCCGCGACCGTCATTCCGGTCAGCATGACGGTCTCGAAGCCCCTCGGCCGGAGCACGTCGAGGATTTCGTTCTCGTTGACGACCCGCCGTTCTGTCGCATCGGCGCGCGAGACGTAGATCCGGCGCTTCCCGGACTTCTCAGGCGCCCCGAAGCGCTTGCGGAGCCACCTGACCGAGGCGCGGGAGATGCCGAACGACGGGACGTAGAGCGTATCGAACAGGACGTGGTTGTGAGGGAGGGCCTTCACCCGGCCAGGCGCCAGGATTTCGCCGATCTCGCGCTGCCAGCGGTTCGGCGTGTCCCAGACGACGGGGAGATCGTTCAGCGTGTCGGCGCTTTCGACCGGCCAGAAGCGGGAAGCCGTCTCAAGGAGCGTGTGCGCGTAGTTCTCGGCCCAGAAGTGCGAAATGAGGATGGCCGGCTGCTTGACCCGCGCGTCGATCGGCACGTCGTCCATGAGATTGACCGTAAGGCGAGGGCCGCCGGTCGTTTCAAGGGCCACCGTCTCGCCGATATGCGGGCCGAGCCAAAGGCCGTCATGGTAGCTGTCGCGGGCGCAGACCCCCTCGTCGAGCACGATGTGATAGCGGTTGCGGCCGAGCGAGCGGCGGAGCACCGATGCCCCGGTGAGCTTGACCACGGCGGGCTTGGGCGTGACGAGCCGGCGGTCCTGATGCAGCCAGCCGAACTGGTCGTAGCCGTCCGTGTGCGGCTTGGCCTCTGGGCCGGCGGGGTCCCAGAGGTAATCGGGCGCGATTGATGGGCTGAGGCGATCCGCCGTCATGCCCTGCCACACCTCGACGCCGAAGCGGGAGACGGGCTGGTAGGCGAAGCCCTTGAGGGAGATGCGTTGAGACCCGCCGTCCATTACAGCCCCTTCATGATGAGGCTAGCGACCGCCGCCACGGCGATCACGAGTTGCCCCCAGCAAATGACGATGATCGACCACTTGAGCACTGGCGAGATAACGACAGTCATCCGAACACCTTCCACCTCTTCCTCGCCTCAAGCGCCGCCAGGTCGTGCTCCGCCAGCTTCCCGCCTTCCATGACGGTCAGGAGGTGGCCCCTCACCTTGTCGAGTGTGCGGACCATGAGCCACAGCTTCTCCCTGCCCTCGTGATCCCGCACGGGCGTCTTCTCCCATGCTGCAATGTATTCCTTGCGGGTCTCGTCGAAGGCTTCCACGAGAAGGGGCGTTTCCAGCAGCAGGCGCGCGTTGATGCCGCGCTGTCGGTCGAGTTCCTTCTGGTCGGTCATGCGGCGGCCCAATAGGTCGTGACGGTGCCATTATCGAAGCGGATCCGCTTTACGGTCAGACTCGGGGGCTGCTTGCGATGCTCCCGAATGTAGGCATCGCTTGCGTTCCGCTGCATCCGCTTGACGAGGAAGTAGGCGAAGTCGCTCTTTCGCTGCGCCACGGGACAGACCTTGAACAGAACGCTCGCGCGCCAGTCCTTCTTGAGCGCGGCGATAGCCCTCGGCGTCAGGCTCGTCTTGATCCACTTCATACCGGCGCCCCCGCCACGTCTGCCGGCGCGTTCATCGCTGCCATCACCTTCGTCATCTCCGCCTGGAACTTCGCCTGGGCAAGCTGGCGGTCCATCGCGATCTGCTCAAGCTCGGCCTGGGCCTTCGCGTCGTCCACGGCCGCCTGCCTCTGCCGGGCCTGCTCATCGGCCTGCGCCTGCGCCATCTCGGACTGCGACTTGATCTGCTCGGGCGACGGAGGCGGCGGTTGCGGGGGTTGGCCCGACTGCTGCTGCTCTTTCTGCACCTTGTCGGGGTCGTTGAAATAGGGATCGATCGACTTTAGGCCGGCGTTCTCGACCACCTTCTCAAGCGCGTTGTAAACCTTCTTCGGCGTCACCATGCCGCCGGGGTTGCCCGAAGTCGCGATCTTCTCCTGAAGCTGCAGGATGGTCATGACGTGGGCGAGCATCTGGTCCTTCGACCCCGTGCCCAGGCCGACGTTCGTCACCATGTCCATCGACGTGTTCCACTCGCGCGGGTCCATCGCGACCCACTGCTGGCGGAGCCGGATCATCCGGGCCTTCTGCTGGTGCTTCGACACGAGCCGGAGCATTCCCCGGAACAGGTCCTTAACGCCCGTCTCGGCGAAGATGCGCGCGATCAACTCGATCCGCTGCTGCGCCGCGTTCATGATCTGGTTCACGCCCGAGGCGGTCTTGTTTAGGCTGTCCGCCTCAAGGCCCTGGTTGTACCGGGTCACGCCCGTGCGGGTCTCGCGAACGCTGTTCATGTATTCGAGCGCCTGCAGCGTCGCCGGCAACACGTTGGGCGTCGTCAGCGGCTTGAGAGCATCGAGCGACTTGGTGCGGATCACGCCCCCGGCCCGGCGGGTCAGCAGGTCGTCGAGATTGACCTGACCATCAACGATGGCGGTCTGAGGCGAGTTGACGTTGTACATATTGTCCAGCCCGCCACGGAGCAGCGTCGACTGGATCAACTGGATGTCCATGACCAGATCCGCGATGGAGCGGCCGATCAGGACGTGCGGCGTGCGGACGGGCGAGAGGAAGAAGAACGGGCGCTGCTCGATCGGCTCGTTCTCGAGGATCTCCCCGCCATCCCCTGCCCCGGCGACGGTGATCTTGCGGAGTTCGGTCTTGCCGTCCCCGTCATAGTCCACCTGCATGTAGCATTCGGTGCGCCACACGCAGTCGGCCGCCGGGTCCAGCCCGTCGCCGGCCTGGTTCCACATCTCCTGGTCGGCCCATCGCGCGGCGGACTCGCCCGTGTCTTCCGTGATGTCGTAGGCCGGGATGGCGTCGACCAGCTTCTTGTCGAAGCCCTCCTTGATCAGGGCCGAGCGGGTCGTGCGGCGGCGGTGCGCCATGAGGATGCAGGACTCGTTGTCGCGCGTGCCCGGCGATAGCAGGAACTCTTCCGGGGGAACCGCGGCGAGCTTGACGCGCCCGATCTTCTTGACGCGCTTCACCTTGACATCGTGAAGCATCGGCGGGGGGCCGCCGTTGTGTCCCATGGGGGGCATCCCCGCCTGGGCACCCGGAAGGGACGGAGCCGCAGGCGGGGGCGCGCCAGCGGGGGCCATAGGCTGCCCCGGCGCTACCGGGGGCATAACCCCCGGGTCCATCATGCCCATCAACGGCGCCATGGGATCTGGCCTTGCCGTGTGCTCGATGGGCTCGACTTCCTCGTCCGCGAGAAGCTGCTGCAGCTCGTCGTCGGTCAGATTCTCATAGGTCTCTTCGGTCTCGTCCTCGCGCTCGTCCCACCAGATTTTGACCACGCCCATCTTCTGAAGAAGGGCGTCCTTCATCCAGTCGTAGAGGATGGTGAAGCCGGGATTGTCGCGGTTGAAGATCCAGTTGCAGTAATCGGTCGCCTGCTGGGCGACTTCCTCATCCTCCGGCCCCTGCGGCTCGAACTTCACCACGGTATCGCCCGAGGTGAAGATCTTGAGCAGCGACGGCAGGATGCTCTCGATCACGTCGCAAACGTCGGTCGAGACGACGGACGACCGGCCTTCGATCTCGTTCCCGAACGGTCGGCCGAGGTAGTAGTCGAGGGCCTTCATCCGCTCGTTGGCGATGGTCCCGCCCATGTAGCCGATGGAGCGGCGGACCTCGCCGGCCACGACGGCCTTGAGGGTGTCGTTGGACATCTTAGCCACGGCGGCCTCCCAGGGTCAGCGTGGACGGCTTCTTGTTTTCAAGGGCCGTCACGCGCTGCGATAGGTCCATGCGGCGCTCGGTCTCCGCGTCGGCGTGTGCGCGCAGGTCGTTAAGGATGCCGTTGAGGCGCGCGATTTCCTCGGCCAGCTTGCGGCAGTTCTCGGTAGCAGCGGCGATCTGCTCGCGCTCGGCGAAGGTCATATGTAAGCCCTCGTGTCGCGGTACTTGACCGGGGCGGACCAGCTGTTCGACGGCGGCTCGTAGGCCACGCACATCAGCCCGAACGCGTCGGCGGCGTGGCTCGACCAGTCGTGCTCGGGGCCGAGGCCGGCGTTGCGCTCCTCATCCCGCCGCTCGTGGTAGTGACCAAGGGCCTTCAGGCCGTCTCGGCACTCGTCCTCGTTGATCCAGATGCGGGGGAACAGCTTGCGGGTCGCGTCGATGCGCTGCATCACGGCGCCGCCCCCCTGGTTGCGAACCACCTGGGTCTTGAAGTTGGCGTTCCGAAGCTGCGCCTCGAAATCCAGGCCGGTCGGGTTGTCACCGTGGGTCTGCGCCGCGTCGTGCGGCAGCACCATCAGGGCGGAGCCGCAGTCTCGGTTGCGAAGCTCGTTGACGTAGTAGCCGAGCGTCTGCCCCTGCCCCTCCAGGTACGACAGCACGCGGATCTCGCTGTCGACGAACTGCGCGACCCACAGGGCCATAGCGTCGGACTTCTTGCCGGGGCCGCCAATGTCCCAGAATACCCGCTTTGACATGAGCGGATCGGGCTGGACGACACCGATACGCCCATCCTCGCGGGCCTTGCGGATCTGCTTGGCGTAGTAGGCGCCCTCGACCGCCTTGACGTAGGCGCCGCCCCAGACGTGCTCGGCCCCGTCCGGGTCGTGCTCGTAGTCGTACTCCATGTCCTTACGGAGTTCGGTCTGGTCGAAGAAGGGATTGTCCCGATAGCTGACCTCGCGGACGATCGATCCCGGCGGAGGGCCGTCCTTTCCACGGAAAAGCTTCTCGATGGGGTCGTGGTCGTATTCCGGGTTCCACGAGAACCACAGCTCGGACCCCGGCGCGCGGACGGTCGGGCGGATGATCTTGAGGCTCTTGGCGCTGAATGCCGCGGCCTCCTCGCCCCAAAAGATATCGGCGCCTTCGAGCGACTTGACCGCCGTGGGGTTGCGCCACATGCCGATGTAGAGGAACACCGACCCCGTCGCCTTGCAGCGTGTCTCGAAGTCCAGACACTCGAATGCGTCGGCAAAGCCTAGATCGTGGATCTTGCTCTCGATCAGTTCCTTGACGCTCTCGCGGATCGACTTCTGGATTTCGCGGGCGCAGACGATGCGCATCTTCCGCTGCATCGCCATGATGATCAGGGCCGTCGCGAAGCTGTGCGACTTCGCAGAGCCTCGGCCTCCGTGATAGGCCTTGTACCGCGCCGGCTGGAACAGCTCGCGGAACGCCTTCGGGATCTGTGCCTCAAGCTCAGACAAAGCGGACCTTCAGGGCATGGACGATGGGGCTGTCTTCCTCGCCCACCACCGGCTGCGGCGCCTTGCCCTCCAGGCGGTCGAAGACGATCTTGGTGGCCTCCAGGTCCCCGGAAAGCGCCTTCTCTACGAGCTTGTTAGCGATCAGGCGGACCTTCTTCTCGCCCCCCTCGGCCGGCTCATTGACGGCGATGCGAAGCGCGTCGGTCAGGCACTTGCGGGCAGGAGGACGCCCCCCGTTCTGGCGCTGTGGTTTATTCGCCACATCCTCTTGAGCGTCCGACACGATTATGCCGCGGCCTTCTGCTCGAACCGCGCCCTCACCCGGTCGACGATGGGGCGAAGCTCGGTGCCCTGCCACTTGTAGAAAACCGCCTGGTCCGGGACGTAGGTCTCGCGGAAGCGGTAGACCTCGTCCTCGGGCGCCTTCTTGGCGAGCGGGTGCATGTGCTCGACCTTGACCTCGGGGAGGTAGACGAGGCGCTTGGCACGCAAGGCGATGGTGAAGAGGGCGGTGTCGACGAAGCTGTGCAGCACGCCGGGGAGGACAAGCCAGCCAATCGCGCGGGCGAGCTCGCCGCCGATCACCGGATGAGTGGCAAGGCCCTCGCCCATGAAGCCGTCGTCACCGTAGGCAAGGCGGGAGTCGCCGGCCGCCTCGATGAGCTTTCGGTCCCAGTGCTTCGTGCGGGGGATCAGGTCGTCGGCGAGAAGGCCGTAGACGGGCTCGGCAGGGAAGAGGTTGAACATCTCCGCGACCGCGCCGTTGCAGCGGTTCGGAAGACGGGGGCCTACGGTCTTGAGCCAGTGATCGGGGAGCGGGATGGCGTCGTAGTCGGCGAGGCTCGGGTCGCAGTCGTCGAGGCGCAGCCACACGGGATGCGATGCCTCGGTCTCGCGATACGCCTCGATGAAGCGGGCGAGATTGTGCGGCCGGGATCTGGTCGGGAGAGAGAACACGGCACCCCACGGATATAGTGGTTTGCCGCAAGATACCCTGGGATGGCGACCTGCCGGGGCGTGACGACAACAGACTATTTAGTTCGCCAGCAGCGCACGCCGCCGGGGACGATGCGGGTCTCGAAGCGACGGCCGAGACGCGCGCCAGCAGCGGAGGCGCCGGCCGAGACGCTGGTGCGAAGGCGATGCGCTTCGGCGGCCTTGCATGGCTCGAAGAAGCTATCGCCGACCTCCATCCGCGACCATTGCCGGATCTTGCGAGGGCCGAGCTTCTTGCCCTTCGCCTTGACCCGCCACGGCGGACAGGGGATGCCCTTGTCGATCGGGATGATGGTGCTCATGCGGCCCTCGTCTGTTCGAGCCTTCGCCACTCGGCCACCTGGGCGTCAGTGACCTGGCGCCCGCAGAATTTTCGCAGCCGGCGGGCAAGCTCCTGCTCGTCAGGCGTCGCCTCGCGGTAGCATTCCTCGGGCGGTAGCTCGCGATTGGCAGCGGGCTCGGCTGGCTCGGTGCCACGGGGTACCCGGCCCTCGTCGATGTCGCGTCGGACCCAGTTGCGCCACGTCGCCTGCCAGTCGGCTTTCGCGCCGTCCTTCCCGGTTTTCGCGAGCCAGTGGTCGCGGAAACGCAGGGCAGCGCGGTCAACCCATGCCAGCGTCGGCCCAAGGCCGCATCCGAGCGGCAAAAGCTCGTCGGTTGCCCAGGTTCGCCAGTCGGGAGGAAGCTCCCAATCGCTCGGCAAACGAGTGCCTTTCGCCTTCGGGGGGGCGGGTGGCGGCGCCAACGGCGACGCGCTCTCCCTCTCATCCGAAGGATGAGAATGTGAAGGTGAAGGTGAAGGTCTGGCGTTTTGTTGCAACACTTCTCCAACATGTGTTGAACATGTGTTGCCCGTTTGCTGAGTCTTTTGTTGCCCCTTCCGTTGCTCGGCCGATGCCCTCCCCGCTGCCGCTCTCTTGGCGGTGATGTTGGCGGCCCGCTCCCACTCCCGCTCAATCCTGCCATGCGTCCAGGTCCCATCGGCGACGGTGAAGAAGCCGGCGACGGCGGGGCGGACGCGCCGCCACTCCGCTGGCGTGCATCGGGCAATGCGGGCCAGCCGCTCGTCGTCGTCAGGCAGCGCGCCCTTGCGCCAGTAGTGACCGATCAGCAACAGATAGGCGCCATGCTCGATCACCGACAGCTCGCCCGTGTCGGCGAAGTAGTCGGCCCAGTACATCGGCATCCAGGTATCGGGGCGTTCCGTCATGCGCGCTCCATCGGTTGCGCGTTTTTCAGATACTCACCCCGGAACCGATAGACGAGCGCCTTGTTGTTCCCCCCGTTTAAGAAGTAGGACCGCTGCCGCAGGCCGTGCATGACCGATGTGTGGTCCCGCTTGAAAACACGGGCGATTGCGGGGAGTGAAAGACCGGCATCGCGCATTGCGGCCATGGCATCCCACCTGGCGCAGACGTAGGCCCGCCTTCGGTCTGGGGAGAGCATCGCCGCGACAGAGACGCCGTGAGCCAACGCGGCATCGTTCAGGCAGCGCTCGACCGTCGCGCGTTCCTTGGCATTCGTGTGTCTGTCCCAGAGCGCTTGACTGCCGGGGAGGATGATCCAGTCCCTCACAGTGCCCTCGCATCCGGCCGAAGTGCGCCCCTGAACGGGACATCGCGCTTCATCTTGAGCGACGGATAACCATGCTTGCCGAATGCCGCCTCAAACGCCTCGCTGAACAAGCCCGTATCGCGAGCCGGCGGCTTGTCCTCCTTGAGCACTCGGCCGGACATGCGCTGCGACATGATCTTGTCGGAAGCGACAGTTTCCACGCCCTTGGGACCGATCAGGAGGGTGAGGCGCCGGTCCCTGCCTACCGCCTCGGTCTTGAGCAGCCCCAGGATCGCGCATTGCGTGACCGTGTGGCGGATGGTGGAGCCGGGAATGCCGGCAATGTGGATCGCCCCGGTGTGCGACCGCTTGCCGTTGTCGGTCAGCTCGACCACCCGGTCGTAGACGGCCCGCTGCGACGGCGTGAGAAATACTTTCATCGCTTCAACCCCGCATTCAGCCAGATGCACTCGTTCGTGAAGGCGTTGAACTCGCCCGGTTGAAACAGGATGGTCAGGTCACTGGCGGACGTGTTCCGGTTCATCCCGTCACGAGGAGCGCGCACGGTCAGGAGGATGTTGCCGCCGATCTCGCGAAGCTCGTACCCGCCCTTGCGCTTGGCGAGGGTGGAGGATCGGGAGGTCATGCGGCCCCGGCCAGCAGATCGGGTTGACGATCCACGCTTTCGAGATTCTTTACCGCCTGCCGAAAGTAGCTTTCCTTCAACTCGACGCCGACGAACTTTCGGCCGAGTTTAAGCGCCTGATAGCCTTCACTGCCGATGCCCATGAACGGGCTCAAAACCACGTCGCCCGAATTGCTCCACAGCACAAGGGCACGCTCGATCACGTCCAATTGGAGCGGGCAAAGGTGGCGCTCGTCCTGCGCCTCTTTCGCGCTCTTGACGTTGAGCACGTTGGTTTGATTGACGGACATCCACACCGGAGAAGCCCATTCTTGCCATTGCGGCAGACTGAAAGTCTCTGGCGTGTGCGCGATCGGCTCTGCATTCTCGCCGGGCTTGATGAACGTCAACAGATAATCTGGCATTCCGCCGCGTGATTTGGCGCTATCTTTCTGGAGTTGCTTGTATAAAAGCCCGACGTGCTTGGTCCGCGTCATTTCGACCACCGGACATTTCCAGATGGTCCGGCGCCCGTGCAACACCCATCCTGCATCCTCGTGAATGCGGATGATCTGGCCGCTGAAATCCTTGATGCCGACGACGCCGTCTCGCCATTTCGTCAGCGGCAGATCGGAACAATGCACGGCAGTCAAACGCCCTGGCTTTGTCGCGCGGAACTTCTCCGCGACAAGAAACCGATAATGCTCCTCAAACTCTCCATCCGTCGCACTATTGCCCATGTCGGCGACGCTCTCTGAATAGACAAAAAGCGAGCCGAACGGAGGGCTGTAGACGCTGAAACCAAGACTCGCGTCCGGTAACTGGCGGACCACGTCCACACAATCCCCGTGATACGCGGCAAAACTTGCGCCGTGCGCGTCGTTCAGGCAGCGGATAGCCACGATGGAATCCTCCCGTTATGTGTTGGCGTGTAAGGAGTTTTTATTTCTGATTTCTTCCCTTGCGCGCGGATCATTGCCTGGCGCATGGAAGCCTTCATTGAAGCGTGGCCGGCGGCCTTTCGATCAATAACCCGGCCAATCTCGGCCTCGCCTTCCGCCACGATCAGATGGACCTCGACGGGCCGCTTCTGACCGAAACGCCAGCATCGGCGCACGGACTGATAATAGGTCTCGTACGAGAACGAGCGGCCGACATAGGCGACGCGGGCGCAATGCTGCCAGTTAAGACCAAAGCCCGTAAGCGACGGCTTGGTTATCAGATATCGC